TCATTTTATAAAACTTAAAATATGAGCAATTACATCAACAGTCCATCCGTTTCCAAGCTGCTTATATCGTTGTGTATTTGATACTCCTTCGGTATAATTATCAGGAAGTGTCTGAAGCCGTTCGCACTCAATAGGAGATAATTTCCTGATTATATAATCTCCGTCAGGCAAATCAATCTTATAAAGTCCGGTAGAACCGCCCTGACCTCCGCCGCTTGCTGAAATTGTAACGGATTTGCCACGTACAGAATAAACCCTGTGTCCCTGTGCATTACTTCCAATATCTCCGATTCTGATAGGCTGAAGTACCATTGAATCTTTAGTAACAGTTGTCATGCAATTAGCTTTTCCGTCTTTTCGTGCTTCAATTGCCGAAAAAGTTCCGCCGCCGGCTTTTTCACTTCTGTTTCCTGTATCCTTATATCTGCTTCTGACTGCACAACTAACAGGTTCAGCGATCATGGTTCTTTGATGACGTTCAAGAGTATTTTTCAAATATGCACAGCCGTAATTTGCAGTAAGACAATAAGTTTTTCCCTGCCAAGCCATACCGCTTTCAATAATATCTTTCAGTAAAATGCCCTTGTCATCCGGCTGAGTAACATTTGGAATGTTAGTCCAGTAACAGCGTTTTCGGCTTTGTGCTGAAACGAGAGCAGAATTGATCATTATAGGTTCTACTCCCAGCTGTCGGCTTATTTCCGCTTTTATATCCTTATGTATACTGTAGTTATTTTCATATAAAAAATATCTACAGCCGCTTTCTTTCAGCGCACGAACATACTGCATAAAAAATTTAAATCCTTCGCCTTCGCATGTTGTTTCACGATTCCGTTTCGCTATACTCCAGTATGTACACGGCGAACCGCCTATTAATAAGTCAAAACCCTTGTACTGCGTAAAATCTCCGTCAAATACGTTTCCGCAGTGTTCTATAAAGGGATAATTTTTCTCACTTATTTTAATTGCATATTTATCGATCTCATATGCTGCATATCTTTCAACAGGTATGCCGGCACGTTCAAGCGCCGCCATACCACAGGAAATACCGTCAAATAAACTTAATACTTTCATTATCTGTCCTTTCTGCCGAAGGGACAATTTCAATGAAATTCTCTAACTTGCAGTCAAGCTTACTGCAAATTTTATCTATATTTTCAAGTTTCAGAAACGCACAGTTGTTATTGCACATATCGCAGATTGTAGACGGTCTGATTCCTGTAATTTCCGACAATTCCGACTGCGTCATTCCACGTTCTTTTAACAGCTTCAGTAAATTAATTTTAATCATAAAATCCCTCCGATGATACTTTTGTTAATACGCAAATAACGTATTCTGTTATTTGTGTTCTAAAAAAAATAACATCAATAATTTGTTATAATAAGTTCCTTGTACAAACCGCTTGAAAGATTATTCTGTCTTTCAACAGCCGTAATATTGAAGTCCTTGTACAATTCACGTATATATTCATCGTCATTGTAAGAGAGAATAAACCGTCCTTTAATATTGCTTAAAGAGCTCTTTAAGCGTTCATGATCACTGTCAGTAAACAATACATCATAATATTTTTCAGTTTTATGATAAGGCGGATCACAATAGAAAAGTGCATTCGGACGATCATAAACTTTAATGAGATTTTCAAAATCCTTATGTTCAATTACTACTCCTGCGCCTGATTTTAATCGTCTTTCAATTTCAGTCAAATACTCCGGAGAGATGTTCTTCTTGTTGCAGCCATAAGTTCTGCCGTCTGCTCCGTAACTGATCTTGATTTGAATATAAAACATCGCTGCTCTTTGGATATCGGTCATACCCCTTACATTTATCTGCGCCTTTATATCTTCAAAAATTTCTCTGGCATTAATATAACCCGATATTTCACGCTGAAGCTCTTCACGGTGAAAGCGTATACATCTGAATAAGTTCACAAGCTGACCGTTTGCATCATTGTAAACCTCCAGCGGAGCATGTTTGTCCTTGGCAAAAAGCACAGAACCTCCGCCTCCGAATACTTCAATGTACCTGTCAAAATCATCCGGAAACATTGATACAATTTTCTTTGCAAGAAGACTCTTGCCGCCTATCCATGGAATAAAACTTTTCATATAAATACCTCCAAAAATTAATTTATAAAATAAGGAGCAGAAATCTGCTCCTTAAATTTATGCTTTTGTCAAATTATCTTTGTGCACTGCAGCTGTTACTGCTCCATTTATGCCGATTACAACACGATCACCGCTGATTTCAAGAATCGTATATGTATTTTTATATACAAAGCTTGCAAGATTGCTGCCGCTGTAATCCTTTGCTCCTGATTTAACTTTTACTTTATCGCCCCTTTTAAATGTTGCTGCCGACTTACTGTAAACAGGCTTGCCGTTCCAATCATAGACGGTATAACCGCTCTTGCAAGCTTTTTTGGCATTTTCCAAAGAAGAATACGCACCGATCTGGCTTTTTACATCAGACCATGATTTGCGTATACGATAAAGCTTTTGAGTGTTGGAAGACGATGCTGCTGTACTATTAAGCTTAGACTTAATGTCTGATTTAAATTTATTCCAAGCAGTATTGCTGTTATCGTCTGAGCCGCCTTTATTTTTAGGTACAAATCCTTTCGGGCAAACTTTACCTGTAACGTCATAATGACGAATCAGATCGTTTTCATTCAGCTTGTACTTTTTACATAAATAAACGCAAAGTTCAACAAGGCTGTTGTAAGTCTTACCGTTTAATTTGCCTGTACTGTCAGGATGACAATTTTCAATCGATACACTGTAACTGTTCGCCTGACAGGTACACCATGCGACTTCCTCGTCTGGAATGCAGCATATTATTTCACCATTCAACCCAATAATATAGTTACTGGAAACATCATCATTATTGCTATTAAAATAATTTCTATTGGCTTCAGCCGACGTATTGGGATTGCCTATGTAATGCACTGCAATTTTAGTTGTTTTAGCCCTCTTCGTATACGGACGATTTTTTGTAATGTACATATTTTTGATATTCATAAATTATACCTCCTTCAAGTTCATAACCGCCGCAAGACCTGCCGAGACAGCTGATACAGCCAATCCCAAAACAGCGGATTTTACAGTTAAATCCGTTGCGGCGATATTTACCGCTATGTAACCTACAGCCGTTTGTAAAAATGTTCTAAGTGAACGCTTTGCCCATGTTTTCATAATTAACCTCCTAAATAACATACAATTTTAATCTCAATGTACCTGCCGTACCTGTGGAGTTGCTCTGCGTTAATGTGAATACTCCTGCGCTTGTGCAAGTGACTGTATAAGTGTAAATCCTTGTACCCGTATAAACCTGCTTTGTAAACACCGCCCCTGCCGCAATAGCGGAAATCGGAATCACATCGCAGAAGTTTACCGTCTCTCTTTCCGTCCAGCTTGCAGCCATATACACCTGTGAATATTTTGCTATCTCAGCATTGGTTACCGTCAGACTGTTTTCATCTGTTGAGCTTTCGGCAAGAAGTGCTCCCGATTGGGACTGCTTTATGTGCGGCACAATTAAATCTCCGGTCAGCGTTCCTCCGGTCAATGGAAGATAGCTTTGCAAATCGGTGTTGTCCTGTAGGATTCTCGGAGTTACCGTTGTCCAGCCGCCCGGAGCGTCCGCAGTGTCGCCGAAGTCTGACAGCGTTACATTTGTACCCCTCAAAACCGTTACTGCAAAAACAGAACGGTATGTTCCGGTATATGCTCCAAAATAAAAATAACCGTTTTCGCTGTCCTCATAATATCCAAAATTTACTGTACCTCTTTTATGCGGCAGCAGCGTTGTAACCGACATAGTCGGCTTGCTTTCACGGTTGCTCAATTGTATCAGCCATGCGCCCGTCTGGGGAGAACCAAAATTGCCTGCGTCTGTCACAAGCAAGGTTGCTCCGCAGTTTTCAAGCGTATTGATATTGCTTGTTCTGGCAAACATCGAATATCTGGAAACGCTGTCATACGGACCCAATTCATAACGGCGGGTCTTGCCGGTCACGTCTATCGTTATATCCTGTGTTCCGTCAAATGATACTCCGTTGATCTTACGGGCTGTTTCAAGTTTTTTGGCGCTGTCAGATAACTCTGACGCACTTTTTATGCCCTCTTCCATATGATTAAAATTTTCAGCTGACATAGGAGTTCCCTGCTGTACGACCTTTCCTGCAGGAGTGATTGAAACCGTTCCGTCGCTGTTTTGATTGATACGGTAACGATTATCGGAAAAAATATGATCTTTCCAATTTGTCGGAATATATCCCATTATGATTCGCCCTCCTCATATACACGGAATTTTAATTTCATAATCAGTATTTGTCCGGATTTTTTTACTATATGTTCTTCTCTCTGCCCTATAACCGAACCCATACCCAAAAGCTGAATTCCGGTTACTGTACCGTCTGCGGCTTCGGGTATTGTTATTGTAATAACATATTTTCCGTCAATTTCCGAGGTGTCGGTTATTTCCGCATACTTCCACTGATCTCCGTCAAGCTGAAACTGACAGCTGTCTACTGTATTAAGTACCGTGGAACTCAGCATATTTAAAATATTTTCTTTCCAGAACATTTATACACCTCCTGAAATTGGTATTTGTCCGCATGAGTAAAGACCGCATAACGGTAGATCCGTACTGTAAAATTCACGTTCAAATGACAGAAATATCGGTGCGTCTATACCGAATGAAAGCTCATATTCAATATGCGCCGGAATCTTTTCACTCAAAAGATTTTTTACTTCCTGCAAATAAATCTGCGGACTGTTTCCTCTTTCTGCATTGATATACAAGCAATTATTGCCTTCCGAATCAAACGGCTCAAGACTGCATTTTACTTCTCCGCCCGTATACGCCTTTATCATATCGGAAATTACAGAAGCTGAAATTTTACCCGAACCGATCAGTCTTGCTTTTACAAGTCGGCGGCGTTCTTCAATCGGTTTTAAAGAATCCGGAATAATGCCCATAATTTTTTCATAAGAAGAAATCACACTTTCATCCGCACTGTCTATAAACTGATTGGAAAATACCTGTTCAATACTATTTTGCAGATTGTCGGCAAGTCTGCCCTGAGCCTTGAGAATTTCAACCATTTCATATACTTCACGGTAAAAGACCGGATAATAGGTTATTAGCTCCTCATAGTTGTTTTTATAATAACTTTCAAACAGCTTCAATTTCAGTCACCCCCAAAATAGGCACACTTTCAGCGTTTACCGCAATATTTTCGTCCGAACCGTTAATGACGAGATTTCTGTAATCTGCTATTTCAGTAACATCGGAAATCACAGCGCCTATTTCAGAAATTCGTATCATAATTTCCTCTGCATCAGAACTGTTCATTACCTGCGTTTTAAAACAATTCTCTATCCCCGATTTTATTGACTCCTTTGCCGCTTCAAAGCTAAACCCCTGCTTTACCTCAATCGTAACGGAAATATCTATATACTCGCTTTCAGCTGCTGCAGCTGTAAAATGAGCGCCTATAGGAGCGCAGCCCTCGCCAAGTCCCAGACCGTCAGGGTCCACGTACTTCTGTACTTCATTTACAATATCTTTTCCGCACGGAAGTCCGTTTAAATCTATAAGAACTGCCTTTACAGTATTGGGACCGTTCCATAACGGAAAGATTTTTGCCTTGCCTACGCCGTCAATACTTTCGCACCATATTTTGTAATGCTGTTTGTTTCCGTTTTCTCCCGAACCGGATATTTTGTCTTTCAGACGGCGGCGCAGACTTTCGTCATCTTCCGGCGTTGTACCGTATTCAATTACCGTACCGAATTCTGCTCCTTCAAGTCCCAATATAGTATCAACGGGAACCGCCGCTGTTCCGGGAAAAATATTATTGTATTCCGTTCCTGTTTCCTCGGCTTCAAAGTACCAGCCGGATTCATCGGTTTTAAGTACAAAATACAGTCCATTGTAAAAGAATCGTTCATTTTCTTCTGTAACAGTTCCCATAATTGCGGCAGTATATCTTGCCTTTTCAGCTCCATGACGTGTAATTCCGTACTCAGACGCTTTGGAATCAAGATATTCTCCCGAAGCGGTTTCTACCTGTGAAAGCGAAAATATCAATTCAAGATCAGTATAGTATTTTGCGATTTTAATAAGGATTCCGGAAACTGCATCATAAAAAATGCTCCCCGGACGTGTGTCAATATCGTCGGGAGCATTATTTAAAACCTCTTCAAGAAGTTTTTCATAAGTATAGCTTTCAAACATCATATCACCTCTCTTATCTGAGTTTCACCGAATACGGTATCGGCTTTGAATGAAATAAAGGCTTCATCATTCTTAAAACTTATTTCAAAATCATACACATCAAGTATTCGTGTATCCTGTGAAAGCGCGTCCCTGACTAATTCTGGCAAGGCTGTTTCTATCAGTTCGGGAGTTGATACCTCGTCATAGACCATATCCTTCAGCTCTCCGCCGTAATCGTCATCATAAATAAGGCACTTGTAACGTGCCGTTATTATCGCTTTTCTTATTGCCTGATTTACTGCTTCGATTCCGTCAACAGTACCGATAATTCTTCCCGAATCAAGGTCAAGACGGTATGTGCGTGTAGGCTTTTCCGTCTCTTCTTCAATAGTATCAATGGGAATTTCAATATCTACCGCCATTTACATCACCGCCCTGTCCAACGCATAATACTTTTTGCCGTTATTAAATACCAGTAAATGTACATATTCTCCCGTATGCAAATCGGAAAGTCTTTGAGGGACAATTGGGATCGGTGTAAGCTTTTCATCATTTATTACCTGTACTCTGACAGGATTTACGGAAATGACCCTGCCTATTACAATATCATTTCCCTTTGGCAGCATTTGCTGCATCAATCCTTTAATACTCGTTGGATTATCCATTCAGACCTCCTATTCATTCACGGAATTAAGCGTAAGATTCATTGTATGACTTCCTCCTTTGAAAGTATGAGTATCTTCATCGACATAGAAAGTACGCTTAATCCCCAGTTCGTCAATTATTACATAAACCCCCACACCTGAAATAACATCGGGTATACCCAAAGCCTCAACACTCAGGCTTATTTCGGGAGTACTGATTTCTTTCAGCGTTTCTTTGATATGCTCCTGAAGCTTGGCTTCTGAAAGATCATCGTCCTTTTTTTCGATATCCTGAAAAATACCGATTTTCTTTTCAAGCTCGGTATTCTTCTTAACGGCATAAACCTTATCTTCGTCAGAAAGAATTTTTAAACGTGTCTTTATATCCTCAATACTCTTTTTGTATGTATATGACATAATATTTCCGCCTGTTTCAAGAACCCATTGAAGTATATTTTCACGACGTTTTATTAGGCTTAAAACTCCCTTTGAGGAATTCACATAATACTTTGTTCCCGTAGCTTTAAAATCCTGAGAAATGGCGTCGAGTATTGCGTCCCATGCAGTTGTTTTAGATTTTGTAAGCTCCGGAATCTTGTATGATGTCTTTGCAACGTCTGAATATTTAATACCGAAACGCTTGCATACATCAATAAAAATATCGTGTACGGTTTTGTTTTCGTACACGAATGTATCTTTATTGTTTGACAGGTAAATACCGTTGTCATATGCGGTAATGGGCATTTTAAAGCTTTCGGACTGCTGCTGTGACATTATCATACCCCTAAATAATTCCTTGCCCTTATAACTGAAAATCAATTGATGACCTTTTGTGACATCTATTCCGCTTTGTGCGCCTTTGCAGTCCAAAAGAGAAATACTTACAGACCGTGCGGCAGAACCCTTTCTCCCTTTCCATTTAATACTTTCCACAAGTTCTGAAATATCGAAGGTCTTACCGTCACGGTATAAAATCAAATTGATATCGGACATAACTTGCCTCCTTACGGTATTGTTAATACCTGACCTGCCTTTATCAGATTAGGATTAGAGCCGATGATTTTTTTATTGGCTTCATAGATTTTAGTATATTTAGAGCCGTCTCCGTAATACTTTTTGGCAATATTGTAAAGGCTGTCTCCTGATTTTACGGTATAGGTCTTAGGCTTTGATTTGGTATTGACTCTTGCGTTTGTCTTTTTGGGAGCAGACGCTTTTTTGTTCTTGTTAATATTTATCTGCCGCACTCTTACCGTCTTATATGATTTCAGCGAAATGGTATAATCATAAGAGCCAACGTCTCCGCCGCTTTGGGAGTAGGAAAAGCTTTCAATCGTTGCATACCATACAATATCGCATTTAGTTATATACAGTCGGACAACAGTCTTTTCGTTAAGCCATGTGGATATTGCATTGATATACGCATGGGGTAAAAGAGGTTTTTTCACAGTACAGCCGGGGAAATACGTCTTGGGGAAAAAGGACGAAAATGAAATCGTAACGGCTTTGGGTTCTTGTAATACGGTAGTTTCTCCAAGTCCGGCAATGGTTACGCTCTGATTGTTGCCGTTTCTCTGAATCTTGATACTTTCGGGATTCACAGGCAATTGATGTTTCTTTTTTCCTGCTTCAAGCCATATTTGATATTTGCTAGAAGTCATAAGAGTCTTCGCCCTCCTCAAATAATTCAGTTGAAATAATACTCATAAGTGCAGGCTTTAAATTTTCTATAAGGATCTCCGCAACCTGTTCCTTATCCATATTGCTTTTTACGTTTATAGAACCCTTTCCGTTGATGTTGAGATCAACTTCACGGCGGGATACTGATTCGGTTTTGTTTTCAAACTTTTTTACAGGGGATTCAGACGGGGGAATGCTGAAATGATTATCAGCGTAACCGTTAATGATCTGTTCAGTCTCATCGGCAGTATATACCGTTTCTCCGCCTTTGAACCGTACAAGCTCAGGGCCCTCTTCACCGACCAATGCAATACCGGGTTCTGCCGATAGCGTACCGGAAGCGTAGGCATTCACATTTGCAGTAAACCCACGAACAGCAGCCGCAGCATTTGAAACTGCCGACGAAACGTCAACGCTTAATGCAGCTGTGATTCTGCTTGCAATGCTCTGGGCTTGCTGAACGGCAGTGTCACCACTGGATTTAAGTTGGGATATGTATCCGTCCATTGTAAGCTTTGCAGAATCAGCAGCTTCTTTGCCAAGTTCCATGTCATCAACAGCTTCACCGAGTCGTTTTTTAATATCATCAAGTTTTTCCGAAAATTCCGTTTCAACATCCGCCATTTTTTCGGCAACTTTATCTTTCGCTTCAGATAATTTATCAAATGAACCGTTTAACTCTTCTATCTTAGCCGCTGCTTGTGACGTATCCATTTCACCAAGTTGTTGAGCAAAAGCAACCGCCTGCTCTGGATCCAACTGTTCAATTATAGAATTGTCAACTCCCATATCAGAAAGCCGACTTAGAGCTTCTTCATATTGGTTGAAATAATCAATCTGACTTTCAAGATTGTCTATAGCACCATCAAGAGACAACGTATTTTCAAGATTTATGCTTGCTTCTTCAAACAACCCAAACAAACCGTCAAGGTCTGTTCTTATAGCGGTATATGCCTCGTCATAAGCCTGTGCAAGCTGATTGATCTCTTCTTCCTTGGCTGCCCATACTTCTGAAATTGCTTCTTCAGGAGTCAGGGCTTTCTGAGCATCCTTCGCTGATTTCCCTAAATCGTTGTAAGCATTTGCAGTATCTTCAATAGTCTTTAGAAATTCTTCAGCGCCGTCGGGATTATCCATTATACTAAAGGCTTCAAAAGCGGTATTTTTATACCCATCAACAACCTTTTGAGCTTCTGCGATTTTTTTACCGAAATATTCATTAGCTTCCGACATAGTATAGCCTGTCATATTGGCATGACCGGGATCATTCATGGATTTTGTTATTTCATCTTTAACTATTTTATACTCTGTCTCAAAATCTTTAAGCTCTTTAAGACCGTCTAAATAACTGTTAGTAAAATCGGCGCTAGTCACAGATTCACTTGCTGCTTGTTTGCGATTATCCATGGCTATCTTAACCATCTGTGAATTTATATTAGTCGGATCAAATCCTGTTAATTTACCCGTATCATAATCAACCTCAATATTACAATTAAATGTATTATTAAGGTAATCGGCATATTGAGACATCATATCAAGGTCGGCATTGGTTAATTCAGACTGCTTGGACAATGCTTCAAGCTGGGCGACAGCAACCATTCCATTTTGCCAATCCTTGTCGATACTGTCCATTTTGCTGTTGTATTCAGTAGTGAACGAAGTAAGGGCTTCCTTGCTTTCTTCCAATCGCTGAGCATAATCTGCGGCAAATCCCCCGCCTTTTTGATACTGAGCATTAAGAGTTTCAAGTTCAGAAGCAAGACCTTGTGCCGCCTGAGATTCAGCTCCGTACATATTGCAGACATTTTCATAAGCTGTTCTGGTATTGTCAATTTCTGTACTGCATTGTTCAAGCGTTCCGTTGTAGTCCTCAACGGCATCAGTATTGCTTTTAATTACATTTGTAAACGAAGCTACTCCTGCAACTACACCTGCTATACCAACAGCAATCATAGCTCCTTTTACCAGAGGATTCGCTTGTAAAACAGCGGTAAAGGTTTTAGTTGCCGCCGAAGCCACCTTAGAAGCTACGCTGTATCCGGTCAAAGCTACAGTGCCTATTCCTAAAGTAACACTTACCCCTGTAATTGCCGCTGTCACGCCCGGATGTTCATCGGTAAATTCCGAGAACCCGTCTACAACATCAGCAACACCGTTATACAAATCTGAAATAACCGGATTCAGCTTCGAACCTATTGTAATACCAAGATTGCCGAAAGCGTTCTGCATTCTCTTCTGAGCGTGTTCCGTGGTATTGGTCATAGTCATGTACGCTTTTTCAGTCGCTCCGGCTGAATCCTGCATTTTGCCCAGAGTGCTGTTAAACTCTGCCGCTCCTGCATTAAACAAAGCCAACGCACCGATTCCGGCTTCCTGACTTCCCCAAAGGTTATTAAATGCCGTGGTATCACCGTTTACGCTGTCTCCGATTACAGTCAGTACATCACCCAGTGAATAACCGCTTTCTGTAAGCTGTGCAAAAGACTGTCCTGTTTGTTCCTGTAAAACTCCGGCAACTGCACTTCCTGTATCACCGAGTTCATTCAGCATGGATTTTAAATATGTCGTTGACTCTGCCGTGGCAATACCGTTTTTTGTGAGAATCGCATAACCCGTAGAAAGATTATCCATTTCAACATTATACGCCGCTGCAAGAGGAATAACACGTCCCATGTTCTGAGCAAGTTCATCAACGGTTGTCTTACCTAGATTCTGAGTTGTTATCAGCATATCTGACACTTGTGTCGCTTCTGATACGGCTAACCCATAAGCGTTTATAGCCGTTGTCAGTACGTCCGCCGCTGTTGCCTGTTGAGTAAAACCGCCCACAGCAAGCTTATTGGCTTCATCAACGAACTTAACGGCATAGGCAGTATCGACACTGGCTGAAATTGCCTGATATGTGGCTTCTGTTAAATCGCCTGCACCTTGTCCGGTTGAACGTGAAAGAGCCATAATATATGATTCTATAGTACTCAAGGAAACCTGACTTGTATCGGCAATTGTTGAAACCTTTGCAATACTTGCCTCAAACTGTGCTGCTGAATTACTGCAATCAAGAAACGCTTCACCGATTTTTTTAAGCCCCATGACTATTCCTGCACCGGCAATAATGGATTCCAGTTCAGAAATAGCGTTACCGCCCTTATCTCCCAGTTTTTCACTGTCATCAGCCGCCTTTATCATGGCGGCACCGTACTCCTTAGCCTCCTGTTCGGATTTATTGAGAGAGTCGGCTACTTTTTGCTCAGCAGAAGCAGTTTTGTTTGCAGAGTTATATAATTGTTCGTCTGCTTGTGCAGCTTCTTCCAAAGCAGCGGCATTTTTTTTAGCTGCGGCAGTGTCAGATTCTAAATTCTGTGCCTTCTTTTCAGCTCGCTTAGCAGCTTCTTCCTTAGCCTTAGCAAAACGTCTTGCTTGTTCGGTTCGTTCGGCAAGAACCTTTGTATCTTCTTTTGAAGCTTCGGTATTTTCCCGTACTGTCAAAAGCTCCGATTTAAGATTTTCATGCAACTCTTTTGCCACTTGCGCAGCTTGTCTTTTGGCATCTGCGTCTTTATGTGCTTCTATCGCTGCCAGTCTTAACTTTTCAGCTTCATTAGAAAATTCTTTAGCAAGAGCTCTTGTAGCGGATATATTACCCGAAGTGCTGGCTTCAAGCTTCGCAAAAGAGGTTGCCGTCGATGTTGCGGTTTTAGCAGTACGATTCATGGAAGAATCAGAATTTTCCAACGCATCAGCAGCTTTTTGTTCAGATTGTGCCGCCTTATTTACCGAATCGACAAGCTTATCTTCCGCCTGAGCCGCCTGAACAGCCGCCTGAGCATTATTATCCAAATTAATATATGCTTGTTCGGCAGCATCCGCTTCTTCACGCAATCCGGCAGCGATTTGTTCTGAGGTCTCAGCCCTTTGACGTGCAATTTCTACGCTTTGGCTCATAGATTCAGAAGCTTTTTCTTCAGCCGTACTCTGATTTAAAAGTTCTTCATAATGCTTTCTGTCAGCTTCTGCCGCACGTTCGGCTTCATCTGCTTTCAGCTGCAATGACTGTGCATTTTTTCTCAATGTCTCGGATTCTCCGTCTATTGCAGCGGAAACCTGTTCTGACTGTGATACAATACCCGACATTTCGCCGGAAATCTTTGATATTGAGGCGGAGGCTTCCGAAAACATTTTTGCCGACTGCCCAACAGAGGAGTTTACGCCGAGAAAACCGTCTTCAAGACCGGCAACAACCTTTTCTCCGATTTGACCTATGCTTGTTAATATAGGACTTATCCCGTCTGTTGCCTTAAATACGGCATTCATTACATATGACATTACAGCCTCACCCCGCATTTAAGCATAGCAAGCAAAATTTGTGTATCTATCCTGCAAGGGTCGTTTAACTCGCACAATTCGGATGCAATGTAGAAGAGTTTTGTGTGTTTAGGCATTTTCTCAAACTCTTCCATACGCAGTCCGTGGCGCTGCCATAAGACATGTGCCCAGTATTCAAACGATCCCTTGCAGGTTATTAGTTTTTTGCTTCTTTAACTTCGTCTGAATCTTCGTCCTTTTTTATAAGTCCAAGCACTGACATAACGGAATTAAATACCTGACTGTATTCTCCCGGTCTGTGAAATACTTTAAGAGGCATTTCACTGATATCATAGCAGTGATAGAAGTCCATTAGCTCCTTAGACTTTAAATCAGGATAAACCAATGCTTCAGCGACGATATGTCTCATTGCTCTGTTGATATCATTTTCTGTCTGGAATACTACTTCACCGTTCGATAGATAAGGATTTCCTGAATTATCCAGAGCAATAGAACGCTTGCGGTAATTGTCCTGAATTTTTCTTATCTTGTCATTGGAAATTGTTTTAATTTCAAGTTCAAGACGGTTTCCGTTTTCGTCAACGAAACTTTCCGGTGCAGGAGCGTTTACGATTTCTTCCTTCTGTTCTCTCATGAAATAGCTTAAATTCTTTGTCATTTTTATGACCTCCATAATATTATAATAATTTTTTGCGGAGCAGTTTTACGTCTTGACCGCTTTCGGACATAAAAACAAGACGTATAATACGTCTTAAATCACATCTTTAGCATTAAAAGAAATAGCGTCCTCTCTTACTCCTCCGGCAGTATCCAGAGCCATAAGAGGAATGTCACCTGTAAATACGCAGCCTACTGCGGTAACAGTATCAGAACCGTACATCTGATAATAATCAGAGCCTTTATCGTCCATTACGCCCTGTATTGTGCATTCAGGCGTTATTCCGTCTTTCTGATATTTCTGAACTATCTCCTTATACCATGGAGTTGATATTCTTCTTGTGATAGTTCCCGTAATTGTATATCCCATCCAGCGCGAGCTTGGGGAACGTTCTCCCAATACCTTTCCGGTATACACATCAGGTGTAAATTTCAATTCAAACTTAACACCGTCAAGTATCTGCACACCGTCTACAAAAACCTTTCCCTCGCTGAGCGCTATTGGGTTATCGTTGTATCTTTCCATAATTTAAACCTCCTTATCTGGTCTTTACTGTAAAATATAACTTTTCTGCACTGTCTACAGGCTGAATTCCTACATTGAAATAAGTACTATCTCCCTTGCTTTCGCCCCTGACTACTGCAAAATCAGAATCATAGTCAACATTCCGGATAGCTCCTGCGTCAAAGAATTGCTTTAAAATACTTCTTCCCATACCGTCCATAATATCCCAGCCGTTTTCATTGTTGCTGTATTTATTAGGCGGGAAATTCAATCTAATAGATTCTGCAAAGCTGTCAAATACTCTCAGAACCCTGTTCTTGCTGTAGGATTTGTCTTTTCTGTCTGTAAACGATGTAAGACTGTTTATGTCATACTCAACTACAACATCTCCATTTTCGGAATATGAGAAGAAAAACTCGCCGTTCTGGATTGCCGCAACTGCCTGTTCATGGGTTTTAGCTCCTGCAACACTTTCCGCACCCACATAGATTTTATATGTGTTGCTCTGAATGTTTGAAGCGGAAGCGTCCGCACCTGCGACCCACGCTGTGGCTTGTGCATTACTAAGCGTAACGCCGTTTATTACAACGGAATTTGTAACGTTAATAATACCCTCATAGTCGGCTTTGTAATCGGGAACAACAGCCTTGACGCCTCTTCCTACATTTTCCCTCAGATACTTTATCTTTGTAACACACGCCGCAAGCAATGATTCTTCCGTTACAGGAAAAGCAAGGGTATTAAAATTAACGCTTTCCATATCGTCAAGAAACGCTGCAATGTCAGAATTTGCAGCCGTACCGTCCGTACCGCCTGTAAGCGAAATCCCTGCTGCTGATTCAAGAGAAGTACCCTCCGAGGCTGTAAATGTTATGTACTTACTGTCGGCCAAAGCCGAAACATCTGTAACACCCTCAAACGCTTCAACAGTTGAACCGTCAAGATAAATGGAAACGTCAAATCCGGCAACGGGATTCGCCGCAACAGAATAACTGAGAGCATTACCCCTTGAGCCACCGTATTTTGCAGTTGCTGACAAGCCTCCGCCTGTACCTGCTGCTTTAGTTCCTGCCTTGGCAATGTATACAATTACCGTACTTGCATTTTTAAATGCCTCACGGATAAGCAGCATTGACGGATCATCGTCATATACGCTGTAACCAAGCTTGTCAATTGCCGAATCCACCGATTCATTTGAAATAGTTATAAATTCCTTTTCCGGACCGTATGAATGATTGATCAGTGGGATCAGAACCGTTCCTCTGTCGGAAGAACCCAGCGTACTTTGATTTGAAGCCTCAAAATTAATGTAAGTACCCGGTCTTACTTTTCCTACAGACTTATCGAATGTTCCTCCTGCCATAATTATTTAACCTCCTTGTTCTGCCAATTAGAAATAATTTTCTTCATTTCCGAGACAGTGAATTCACCGCTCAGACCGTATGTCACACCGTCAAAGGTGCTTTGAGTTACACCGAAAAGCTTAAGACTGTTTTCCCTCAGCTTTTCAATTGTAAACTTAGGCGCAGGAGATGCCTGAACCTCCCGCTTTATATCTTCATTTTTGGTTTTCATATTTTTCCTCCGTTCAAGTAAAAGTTTTGTATTAACTGCGCTTCTTCGCAATTGTACGGTCTTCTGCTTACCCAGCCGACCTGCATCTGATATGCGCATTCATCTGATTTTTTTAGCTGAACATCCTGAATTCTTATATATTGCCCTGTGGTTTTTCCGTTAATGTCAATCGCAGGGATAAGCTTACGAGCAGCGTTGATACTGTGAAACACAGGCAGTGCAAGCTCATAGGCAAGTTCAGTACTGCTGTGAAAGAAATTCACAAATATATTGTAATCCGCTCCATATGTACTGAAAGTATCGGGTTCAAAAGTGATTTCCGGAGACGGAAAATACACTGACGGAACAACAAAGTTTTCAGGCATGTTATGATAATACGGCACAGGATTTCCGGCAGAATCCAGAATAAATTTAATTATACTTGCAACCTCTTTTTCAAGCATAAACCCTCCTTAGTGCGTGACCGCACCGGACAAATCGAATTTTATTTTACGGAATCCGTTTTTTATTGGCACGGCCATATATTTTCAAAAGTAATTATCCATCCATTGCTGAACCTTTGCTTCAAGAAGTCCGGGTATCATTTTTTCCATGATTTTTATTCCGCTTTCCCAGAAATGTCTCCCCTCGACCCATTTTTGCTTTAACATCATACCGCTTTTAGCAGATGGATCGTATTCAAAAGATGTTATTTTTCCTACCGCATTAGTTGTAACTTTTCCAGGAACAAATCTCATAGCTTCTCCTTTGCCGCAAGTCCAATGACCGTCATTAACAAATTTTGCATATTCAACATTTGTACCCACTTCAACAGTCAAGTCTCCTTCGGAAAGCTCTGAATTTCCGTTATCTCCAATATGAAAACTGCTCAGCAAAAGCCTTGTATCTATAACCTTAAGCCGAATTATTTCATCTTGAATGACTCTTAGGAATTCAAGTCCCAGTCCCTGAACAAATACCGAAAGCGCCTTTTTAAAGTCACTGTTTCCGGCTGAATTACATTTACCGAAAAACTGTTTCATGTCATCTGATTCAAACATTTATTTAAGCGCCTCCTGTTCCTTTGTACGCTTGATATATACAAAAATGTGATGACCACGGATATTTCTAGGTCTTTCAGCGGTGTATTCAAGTCCTGTTTCACAATCAACTACCTTGTCATTAATTCGTATATCCGTACCGATGGGCAATGTAAGCTTTATCCTTTCAGTTAATATATTCTGCGGATTTTTCTGTTCAACAGACGAATCCAGAGACTCTACCCCGAAATGGCATATAACATTTTTTAGATCGGGGACGTCTCCGTAATCAAAAGAAACGGTATCAGACAGACCATAGCCTACAGTACTTTTAAACTTTTTCAAGTGATAGATATCGCACTTATGGTCCAGAAAATTACCCAATGACATAAATTTCCTCCTCTTCAAATTTTTTCTTTAATGCTGTATTTACTTACCTGTCGAGTTTTATGAAAAATATACCAGTTGACTAAATTCGAATTAAAAGTTTTTTGCTTACTTTTTTTCAAAATTTTTTCTTTAATCTTCTGTTTACTTACCTGTCGAGCCTTATTTAAAATATTTCATCATACTAAAGACGATTTGAAAGTTTTTTGCTTACTTTTTTTCAAAAAAGTAAGTTATAGCCTCCTTAACCGCATTGTAACGCCGTTTTTGGGTTTTACCTTTATAAATTCCTCAAGAAGCGGTTTAATACCCAGAGTATCGAAGCTGACAATACTGTTTTCAGCCGTATAACTATAATCGTCAAAGGTCTCGGATTTAATGCTCTGAGCTGAAACCACAGAATTATAGCCGTAAGTCTCGGCTAAGAGAATCACGGCTGTTTTTACATTCTGCGGTATTTCCTCATAATCGGAAAAATCATTGTTTGTATATGAAATTACATACTGCTCAGCTCTTGAAATATCAACGGCAATACGTGTATCGTTTCTTTCCTGAACTGATTTAATTTCCGTATAGTCCCGCACCTCTTGAGGAGTTACCCATGGTCTGACCGCCATGTTATCACGCTCTTTCAAAAAATCCGGTTTTCATCAGCTTGTCTGCTATATCCGGAGGAACAGGCTCAAGAACGCCCTTGTTATATACCTTTCCGCCGGATGTAAATGTTGCTCCCTTTGTCAGACGCAACACCGCTTTGCTGTTCGGATCAGCAGCAACAGACTTTTCTTGAAAAACTTTTTCCTTTGCAACATCAGGTTCTTCAGCAGCCAGCGGCGACATATCTTCAGCATAAACGGCAGTATCTTCTGTACTGCTCTCAGCCGATTCTTCAACGAAGTCCGGCTCTGTTATCTTGTGATTTTCATCGACCTTTTTTCTCGGCATTTTAAAAACCTCCTTTAAGCTGTCTGCTCAGTATTGTCTTTTTTTGTATCGGTCTGCGCTGTAAAGTTTCCGCCGATTACAAGCGCATCGGGATTATTTATTTCCATATCAAAATCCGCAAGAAGAGTATATTCGTGTCTTGTTTTACGGGGAACAACATCATGGTATACTTCAAGACTCTGACCGTAAATACCGTAGATAAGATTTTCATAAGGAGTAACAATCTGAATATCGTCGGGGATAAATGCTACAGGCACTATTTCAAATCCGTCATAGCTTACGTTTTTACCGCCTGTTATCAACGCATCACCGAGAGCGGTATTTCTTGCCTGAAGCTGCTGTTTGTACTTTCTGTTGACTGTCGGAGAACAGAAAATCTTGATCTTTGATTTATCTTCCTCAGTGTAAAGGCTGTAATACTTGTTAGGCATAGCCGCAAGAAGTCCGGGGAAAACAGTATTTAAATAATCCGCACTGCCCTCTGTGTCAAACTTATGGGTATCGCTGTCCTCTGTAGCAATTTTTATCCAGCCGTCATTGATATTAATAAAATTGTCAGTATCAGATTCATCACCCAGAAAAGCAAGCTCCACGGTATCATTGGCAAACTGCTGTGCAAAAAGCTTTGCAAGAGTAGAGTTTACATTCTTACCCTCAATATTTTCTTTCATGTACTGGAATGAAACGTCATAAGGCATTACAACGCCCACTGCTTTTAGGGAACGTCTCTTCTGGGTTACCGTTCCTGTTGCGGGATTATCGTCATTCTCAACCTGTCGGTAAAGAGCCCGCTTGTTTACTTCAAGACTGTCAAGGTCTCTGGTTGTTTTGCTCATTTTGATAAAGTTTACTTTCTTGAGAAATGAAGAATAATCTCTCATGAATGTTATGAACTGATTTGCCTGTTCGGCATTCATTCTGCCGCCGTTACCCAGTGCGGAAGTGTCTACTGCCGCTTTGGCGATTATATTTCTGTTTGATTGCATTTTCTTGTACCTCCTTTATACAAATAGTCCCTCAAAAAGATCGTTGCTTTTGCCTACAGGTTCCGGCTCGCCGTTGAGATTTGTTACTATACCTCTTGCTTTATACAGAGGTTCCATAGCGCTTTTTACCATTTCAGCAACTTCTTCCTTAGTAACCGATTTATTCTTTTGTGATTCGGCAAGAACTTCCTTTATTGTATCAACAATAAACTTCTTGGTTTTTTCATCAAGCTTATCCGAATCCTTACTGCTTCCGCTTTCGGCTTTCTGAATTTCATTTTTGATGAAATCCATTACTTCTGCTTTTGTCATCTTTTCCTCCGTTTCTCCTGCTTCTTCAAGCAGTTTTCCTATACTTTCATAAATTGATTTAAGACTTGCAATATTTTTTGCGCTGAGAGTTTTTCCGGCTTTCATGACCGTGTCAGTATCATCTGCCAGAATACCCTGAACAATCTCCGAAAAATCTGAAAGACATTCCTTAATTTTCTCAGAATCTGTTTCAATTTCAGAATCTCCGGTCAAGCTATTACGCTTAAACAACGTATCCTGTAAGCTGTAAAAGGCATTCCAGAATTCTTCTGACTTGTTTTTCTGCTTAAACCTTACAGCCACCTCGCTTTTTTCCACGACCTCAAAACCGAACATTTTAGCAAGCTTCTTGAAAAAATTTTTGCCCTCTGATTTGCTGAGACTGTCCGGATCAACATCATCCTCGCTGTAAATACCCGTGCCGCCCATTGAAAATCCGGTTATTTCACCCTTTTCAACTGCTGCCCAGACATCGGGGTCTGTGATCTCCACGGTCATCAGCCAAGTACCCTTTTTGACTTTTTCCTTACCGATCTCAAAATCCGCTTTGGCTATCCAGTTCTCCACAACTTCGGCTTTTTCAAACTTTTCAAAGTTGTGCTGAATGTCAATACCGTCTCCGTTTTTGGCAAACCAATGCGCTGCTTTGCGTATTTCTTCTTCAGTCATGTAGTCACCCTGTGAATCCTCCGTCATAGGCTCGTAGACAATACCTGTCACATAATGACTGTCGGTATCCGTCTTTACGATTTTACCGTATGCGGAAAATGAAGCTTTACCGTCTTCGGATTTAGTTATAAGGAAAGACTTTTTGTTAGCCGCTTTGTCAACAAGGGATACAAACTGTATCTGTGCATCTGAAATACTGCGTGTTTTAATTATCTCGCCCATTTTGCACCTCCATTTAAATTTTTAAGCAGTTTTACGCCTTGCTCAGGGCAGTGCGTGACCGCACGGGACATATCGGGCAAAGTTAACTTAAATTTCAGTTAACTGCACGATGGGTTACTTTTGATTTTGGGTATAAAAATAACGCCTCTTTTAAGGCGCTTATTCCTTATGGCCAGCAATGTCAGAAGCCATTTTTATTAATCCGGCAACAGCCCGAACACTTGCCAAAACCCATGCGGCTATATAGCAACCCATAGGTATCTGACCTGTATCCAGTGCATAAAGCAGTATTATGTTGAAATCATAGTATACTTCCTTTCTTATTTTGGGTATAAAATTAGCACCTTCAGCTGAACTGAAAGTGCTTAAATTATTAAAAATGTTTTAACTCAGCAATATTGCAAACAAAAGTCCACATCCGGATATTTGCTTGTAATTTCTTCAAGGGATTTTTTGAATGTTTTGCTTTTGTTAAGCTTTTCTGAAAGTTCTTCAAAAATCTCACTCATCCATTCCAAATCGCTCAGATTTAGAGTAGAAAGAAAAGAAACTATGTCGTCTTCACTATTCCCACAATAAAAAATCATTTTATTGAGAATTTTATCACGTCCTATGTCATCAAGCGGATGAAGAGTTTCTCTTTCTTTTATAAGTTCACGCAATTTTTTTTCGTTAATCTCTTGCATTTTCCCATTCATCTCCTTTTGGTTGTCTCATATTATTAGGACAAATTGTTCCCACCTGACTGTCATTAAGAAATATAACAACTTCCACATCATCAAAAACAGCTTTCTTTATAATATCATTGCCCGTGCCAAAGTTTGCGGTATATGTTCCGGCAAGTAATATTTTATTATCATCCCAATCTTTCGGAAACCATGATTGACCTATATCTGAATTAGATTTATTGCTTCCGGTCTTCTTAGTGGGATTTTTGTGATTTGGTACGCTACCTATCCTTACGCCATTTGAATATTCTTTATAAATAACCGGTTCAATGTCGGTGCTCAAAAGCTTTTCTATTCCTCTTTGACCATGACCACCTTTATCAAGACGATTAGTTTTAGTCCAATCACCTAATGAGGAATGTTCTAATCTTTCTTTGCTCACTGTCATTATACCATCATTTTTTAGTTCAGTCAACGATTTAAATACTTTTCTAGGACCGTGTTTTGTATCGACTGTTTTGTAGAGTCTCTCAAGGTCAGCGTCATTCTGAATTACTCCGCTTTCAAACAACGCCCAACGTGAATCGGAACGGAAATACTTTTTTCTTTCCTCGACTGTTTTATTTTTAAGCCAATCGCACTTAATAGTATCCTCATTAATTCCGGCTCTTGCCTTATTACGTGCGTCAAGCTCTTTTTTCCATTCATCGCCCATTTCGTCAATAGCCTGCTGCTGCAGCTTCTTGCGTTCTTCAAGAGGTAAGCCTAAAATTTCTTCGGAAGTAATGCCACGGTGAATACAATGACAGTTAATTACTTCCGCCGCCGGAAGTGCAGGGTCTTTTGGGAAATCCGCAGAACGAACCTTGCCGTCTGCACATTCTAACATAAAGCTTTTATCTGCTGAAATAATTGTACCGCTGAACTTCACATGATTCGGTCTGGGTTCAATTTTATGATTTCCCGTGTGAATCCATTCCTTATACTCGGACGCCGGACACTGCTGTATTGATTCTTCACGGGCAAAGCTGTGTGCTCTTAAAGTTTCTGTAAGCGCCGCACGTCTTGCCTTGTAAAATTCGTCTCTGATACCGCTTTCCAGAACGTCACGGGCAGTCTCCGAAATGCCTTTGCCGTTTTTCAAGCCCTTAACAAGAATATTCTCAATTTCTTCGTGAGAAGAAAGGTGCATTAGATCTGACAGCTCATAGCTCCATTGTGCTATCCAGTCGGTTGTCTTTTCGGAAATCTGTTCCACGATCAACTCCGAATCCATTTCTTTCATGTAAAAATTAGCCAGGACAGGAACATATTCCGTAAATTCATTGAAGAAAATAGGGAATAGCTTTTCCCTGATATCATTTGTTGTCTTAAATTCCTGCCATGAACCTTTAAGAAATTCCTCAAGGTCAATACCTTTCTTATCAGCGGATTCAATCAAATCCTCAAAGTCTTTTGATTGCTCCTGCAAAACCTCAGCTATTTTTTCTTCCAGTTCCTCAATATGCTTTACTGTATTTTTGGAATCTGCATAGCCTTCTTCTTTCAATCGGTCAGCAAGATCATTGTCGGCTTTGGTTATGTATGCGTCAATTGCTTTAATAAGTAACTGACATTCGGAACACATAAAATCAGCCCCCTTTGCTTTGTTTCATTAGCAGGGAGCGCACTGACTTCATTACCGCCACAATTTCATCATCGTGATTGTTTTCGGCTTTTGCAATCTGCGTTTCAAGACCGTTTAAAGCTGATTGAGTTTTACTGTAGGCAAGAGGTATATTGCCCCAATCCTCCTCAAAATCATCACTGGTCTCACCCAGAGCCTTGTACCCGATTTCTTTGGCCTTGTTAGGAGTAAGACCCCCTGCATTGTTTACAAGGGTAAGTATCTTATACAAGTCATCAGGATTGGTGATGTCCGGCTCCCTGAAATAAACTTCAACATGCTTAAAACCGTAATCATTTAACAGCTTGTTATTGATTATCCACGCAAGAGACTGTCTTTCCGGCTGAAACACCTGTTTTTCTGTTACCTCCATCGCGGTCTGAGCTGTAGCACGGTTGAAATCTGTGGTATATCCCACATACAAATCAGGCAAGCGAAAAGCCGACTGTACCTTCTTGCGGTTATTATCCAAATAGTCCTGAAACAGCTCGTCGTGCTGTAAAATATCCGCAAGACTCTTTAATTCAATATCCGGTTGTTTTTCCTCCTGCATATTTGTACTGTTTTCATTTTTTTCAGCCTCAAGAAGCAAAAAGCTATGCTGACCTGCTTCGCCTTTAATGTCGTTCATATAGGTATGAAGCTTGTCATAGCTTTCGTCTGTCAGAGTACCGCCCTTGATAATTACCGCCATAGGAGTATGCCGACCGTTTTCAAAGTAATTGTTATTCAGATTTTCAGCCTTGCAGCTTCCGTCGACATTCAGCGCCTGACCAATCCAGCGAACCTGACCGTAAGGTCTGGAGCCGAGTTTAAACTCCAGTATCTCATTAGCCCGTTTATCAGAATCCAGCTCAGAAACATATTCGCCTGTTTCTTTATTCATAATTCGTTTGTCTCCGAACTCCTTGAAATACACGGTTTTACTACCTACTGTCTGCTTATACTTTCTGTACCGCTTTTTACGTCTTATAGCTTTTCCTTTGTAAACATATTCAACCTCAACCGACTCTTCAAACAGTCTGGATTTTTGGACGCTGGGAACGTTTTCAATAAATTCGATCTGTACCACTTCGTCCATCCCGTTTCGGATTATCTCCAGATATGCAGTTCCATAAGTTTCACGGGCGGCAATAACCTTCTCAAAAACTTCTTTTGTATCACAGTCCAATGCAAGAAGTTCCACAATATCTGAAAGTCTGTTAAATTCATCTTCAAGCTCTTCCGTGTCTGTAATATCCTCTTTATACCTAACTCCAATACCGAATCCCGCTATATTGGACTTATACGCACTAATGCACTGAGGAAGTATAGAGGAGTGTCTTGTCATATTTTCAAGACCTTTTAAGGTATAGTCTGGCTCAAGCCAGTCTGAATATCCGGAATCTTCTTTTTCTTCAAGATGTGACGGACTATCGGATTTCTTTATCTGAGCTGTTGTTTTTATTATCTCGGCACGAACCTTTCTTTTTTTCTTACTCAAGTTTTTTGCCTCCTTTCTTTTTTGAATTTAACAGGCAGACAGCATAATAAAATACAATCTGCTTCGTCTGGGGAATGACCGCCCCTTTTCTTTATGGCGTCTTTGCTTTCGACTCTCTGTCTGGAATCGTCGGTCATTTCATATTTTCGGGTTGACAGCTGCGCTATTAAATCCGCATCATCGGGAAGAATCAGTTCTACAGGTTTAGGTTTCCCGTCTTCATCATGAGGTGACAAAAGATTTCTGACTACGCTCATCATGTATGTGGTAGAATCATAATAATATGCATGTTTCATTCTCTGACCGAATTTAACGGGGAATATTTCCATCTGTTTGAAACGCTGAGGATTACTCCGCTTCATTTGTCTTAATCTGTCCACAACACCGCCGCCTACGCCGCCGTCATCTATCTTAACAGCAACAGGACGTTTATATTTAGGATATTTTTTAAGCAATTTATCATAACACATCACTATATCGTCAGCTGTCTTCATGGTATCCTGCCCCTGACGTTTGCAGACAATATCTGCCTTCTCATTTACTTTAGAACCGATTACTGTTTTATCGTCCCCGAATCTTGCAACATCACAGCCAATATGGATAAGGTCGGGTATTTCCGGTTCTTCAAAATCTTTCACAGACGATGTTGACGTTAATATCAATTCCATAGGAATGAAAACATCATCTTCCTGTTTAGGAAATTCTCCGTCAACACGGACACGAACAAAATTTGAATCTTTCCCATATTTACGCTCCATAGCCGCTATATTTTCCTTATTGGTTCTGGAACTGTCACGTGAAGAAACCCTGTGACATTTATACAATCCTCTGTCACAGGTATGAGAATCGTAAAAAATACCGGAGGTCTTTGTAGGATTTCCGCACATAAGCAATTTATTGTTTGCTCCGGACAACGTACCGAGAATCGCCTCCATTATCGGATCGGCAACACCTGAAGCCTCGTCAACGATAAAGAGCATGTTGTCCTCGTGAAAGCCCTGCATGTTTTCAGGCTTTGTGGCTGTTCTTGCAGTAGCAAACCAGCGTTCTTCATTACCTACAACGGAAACCTTTGTTTTAGTCCATCTTAAAACGACTTTTAAAAGCGGACTTTTTGACTGCCATTTTGAAACCTCCGCCCACAGCACATCATTAAGCTGCTGTTTAGTAGGAGCAGTTGCTACAACTCTAGAATACGGAAAACATGAAAGAAACCATAAGCACAAAACAGCTTCACAACCGGTCTTTCCGACGCCCTGACCGGAACGCACGAAACTTTCGGAAACTTTGCAATATCTGCAAATACTTCCTTCTGCCATTTGTCAGGCTCAAACCGACAAACCTCATAGGCGAACAGTTCGGGAGATTTGCGGTATTCGGGGATTTTTTTCTTAAAAGCTTTTATAAGCCTGTGGTATTTATTCTTCCTGTTCATTTTCATCTTCTCCGAGAAGAGCGTCTATCCAAGCTTCAGCCATACTGCTTTCGGCTGTTTCGCTGCTGCCTAGCATTTCCCTTAATTCACGAACTGCCGAAACATCAGGCAGAGCCGTTTTCTTAATATGCTTTACTTTTTTTCTTCCCTTACCGTCAACTGTGATTTCTTCTTCTGAATATTCTCCGCCGGAAGCTGCCAGAATCAATGCTTTTTGAAGCTCTGCTTCTACAAGGTCGGGATTTGACTGTATAAACTCGGCAAACTCCTCATTGCGTTTTTTAAATTCATTGATTAATCTATCACGCTGCGGCTTGCTGTCTGTTTTTAAAAACTCATCATACAGGCTCTTTATACTATTTAAATTTCCGCCTTTTATCCTTTTCTGACTGACCTCATATTCATCAATTCCTTCAAGCAGAGATCTAATGCTTTTTTTATTTAATGCGCCCAAAATACCACGTCCTTTCACGGTATAAAAATAAGGGCAAATTATGCCCTTTTAAGCGATTCTATTTTTTAGAGATAAATTTTACGTCCAAATAATTTTAAACGGTTATAAAGAGTATATAATGCTTATTAAAGGCATATTTTATTTCAATCCGTTTCCGAATATACAAATAAAGGCCTGTCAGCCCCTGTAAGCGATTTTGTTTTTACCCATATAATTTCACCAATAATTTCTTAAAACGGTTTTCAAGAGGGTCTGAATCGTTTTCTAACGCATATTTCATTTAGATATGCTTCGCCATTCGGCAATTCAGTTTTAAAAAGCCGTTTTTATATATTCCGCTGCGCCGATCGGTACGGGACGCATCAACCGTACTTCAGCATAACGCAGAGATTTTTAAATAAGTTCAATAGGCAGTGTGACCTTATGTTTTATTCCGCAGATAGATATTACAGTCTTTGCACACCTCTGACGAATATCGATCGAAGCATATTCTCCTCCGTATTTTCTTAGAGGTCCTGACATTATCATCTTTCTTCCGTCAACAGTTACAAAAACCCTTGACGGTTCTATAGGCTTACCGTTATTCCAGAGCCAATTGATAAACGGGATTTCATTTTCACGTATTGCCTGCGGTTTTCCCTTTCCGATAAAATTTATAACTCCATCGGTATTTTTAACCTTATAATAATCTTTTTCGGTTATGGATTTATCCGATTCAAGAAATATGTATCCGGTAAATACAAGCTTCTTTTCCAATCTCCATATGCCTCCACGGCGTATACTCATAAGCTTTTCGGGAATTTTAATATTAAATCCAAGTCTTTTTAACAAAACTCCGGAGGAAAGCTCACAGCCTGTTTTAGTCTGAACAACGTACATCATAGCTTTTCTTCCTCCTCTTTTAAAAATTCTTTGACTTGTCTGTATAATTCAGGGCGTTTTACCGCCATGGCATCGAATATCATGGTTTTAAACTGATCCGCTCCGTTTTCAAGAAGCTCCTTGGACTTTAAATCGGCATTACGTTTATATGCTGCCGCTCTGGTCAGTGAAACTGCCGATTTGACTAGAGTGTCAAAATCCTTTGATTTTATTTCCTCTGACGGTATCTGACTCACAGCGTCCAGTACCTGACTGCTTATAATGCGAAGTATACCCTCAGCCATATCAATATCGGGGTATCTGTTGATTTCTTCCATCAGCGCTCTGAAATTTTCCTGAGAAACTCTCAATCTTTCAAGAGACTCCCTGAAATGCTTTACATATCTGTGAACGCTGCCTATTGATATCTCTGTTCCGGTATTCTTTATATAGTCCACGATTTCACGATAGGTAAAACCGGCACGTATCATCTCATCTACAGTCTCTTTAATATCAGGCTCAAGACCGTCAATAATACTGTGTCTTCTGTTTCCGAGAGTGTTCATATCACACCTCCTACAGTTCAATACAGTCGTCTGTCTTTTTACCTACCAAAATACGCACGCCCTCAGCCGTAAGCTTTGCCGACAGACATTTAAACGGAGCGTCCGCAAGAGTTGTCGGTTTTCCGTTATCCGTATTTCTCAGCTTTACATATCCGCTTTCATACAGATAATCAATGCTTCTGACAATCTCATATTCCTCCAGATCTGAAAGAACATATTTGATTTCGGTTAATTTTTTAAAATCTCCGGCTAATATGTTCAGCATTTGCAGAATACGTCCGTTATTAACAAAGAAATTACCGTTTTCAATTTCCTGTTTTAATTTATCCGCTTCATAATTCACTATTTTCCGCCTCCTTTAATTTCAAGAAGAATATCCATTATTTTATCAAGCTTACGACGGTTCTCCGTTTGCTCTCTGAAGAAATCTTCTTTCGTTATGTAATCCTCTTTAATTTTTGCAATGTCCTTTTTACAGTCTTCAAGTTCCGAAGATAAAGCGTAACGTGACTTTATTTCAGTAATATTTCTTTTGCATTCATCCAGCTCCGAAATGGTTCTTTTAAGAAAAAATGCAACAACTCCTATTCCGCACGTCAAAGCAAGCTGAAATATATTTGTAAAAATATCTGTATTCATGGTATCCTCCTTCCTATAAATAAAAATACGCACTGTATAACCTTGACTATAATTATACAGTACGTATTTAACTTTGTAAAATCACATTCTTCACTTTTTTACTTCCCTGTTAATTTTATTTTTTAACTTTATTATAAAACAAAAAAATACATTATGTATAATAATAGATACAATTATACATAATGTATTGCAAATTATAAAATTACATTTTTTCTATTAATTACTTTTATTGATATTATGCAAATAGATAAATTTAAAATTGTACATTTGGTAGAATTTGTTAAATTTTGTTGATTTATATATTTTATCGTGATATGCTATATATAGATATTATTTGTTATAAATTTTCAAGAAGAAGGTATTTACAATATGAGTTATGAAGAATTATCTATAAATGGATTTATTCAGGAGATAAAAGATGTTTCAGACGGTCATCATCCAAGAAAATTTTGTTTTGTTCTCGGCGCCGGTGCATCCATATCATCCGGAATAAAATCAGGTCAGGAGCTTGTAGATATATGGGATGATAAACTGCGGATACGCAATAAAAGCAGCTACCTCAAGTGGCGGTCAGAATATGGGATCACCGATGAAAACAAATACAGTTTTTACAGTCAATATTACGAACATTATTATAAAAGATATCCCAAAGACGGATATAACTTTCTTGAAAAATTAATGGAGAATGCTATTCCCAGCGCCGGATATGTAATATTATCGTATCTGCTGTCTCAAACTAAAAACAATGTTGTTATAACTACAAATTTTGATCACTTGACTGAAGACGCCATTAACTATTATACTCAAACCATGCCCATGGTAATAGGTCACGAATCTTTATCTCACTATATATCAAAACCAATTAACAGACCGACCGTTATTAAAATACATAGAGATTTATTATTTGATCCTGCAAATACTGTTAATGAGGTTGATAAGCTTCATGATAACTGGAAAAAAGCGCTTAATACTATTCTATCAGAATATCACCCTATATTTATAGGATATGCCGGAAATGATAACAGCTTAATGGATTTTTTAATAGAACAAGGAGAGGCGTTTGCCGACAACAGGTTATGCTGTCCATATTGGATGCTATACGGAGATGAAAAACCTGTCGGAAAAGTACACGATTTCTTAGAAAAATCCAACGGATATTTTATACATCATAATGGTTTTGACGAGGTCATGTTTTTAATTGGACGTGTTTTAAAAATAAAAATGCAGTCTAAAGAAGATTTTCTAAAGAAAGCGGAAAATAGATTTAAAATACTAAGTGATTCAATAGATAATTTTACAAATAAGTTAATGAAAGACAATTCATCATCTGCTGCTGATAATTCAACAGTGTCTGAAGAAATAAAAGAAGCTGTACAATACGTAACAAGCCAAACTGACTTGCAAAATATGTATAAGGAAGTTGTTTTGTCATATCGTGAAGGAAATTATGATGACGCTGTTTCAACTTGTAAAAATCTGATAAACCTGGCTCCTGATAATTCACGATATCATAACACTCTTGGTATTATACTATATAAAATGAAACGTTATGCTGAAGCTATTACCGAAAAGCAAAAAGCTGTTGAATTAGAACCTAACAATGCAGAATATCGCAATTCACTTGGTATAACATTGCATGCACTGAAACGTTATGATGAAGCTCTTATTGAAATGCAAAAAGCTGTTGAATTAGAACCTGACAATCCAGAATACCGCAATTCACTTGGTGTAACATTGCATAACATGAAACGTTATGATGATGCTCTTATTGAATTTCAAAAAGCTGTTGAATTAGAGCCTGACAATGCAGAATATCGAGATGCCATCGGTATCACACTTGGTTGTATAAAGCGTTATGACGAAGCTTTTGTCGAACATCGAAAAGCTATTGAATTAAATCCTAATATTGCCAAATATCATAATAATTTGGGAGTAACATTACATGAAATGAGACGTTATGATGAAGCTCTTGTTGAATTGCAAAAAGCTGTTGCATTAGAACCAGATAATAAAATGTATCGTGAAAACTATGATAAAACAAAAGAAATCTGCGACACTCAAAAAAATAAAGATATTCAACATGTATAAGACAAACAACAAAAGCAGAGGATAAAAATCTCTGTTTTTGTTATTGACATTAATTAGCATTTATGTTATACTGATTAAGGTAGAACAAGTAAAGCACTCGTGTCTTCTTATTAAGAAGATTGAGTGCTTTTACTTTTTATATTATATTTTGTGAATTTATATAAAAGTGTGATTCTTTGTTTGTAATATAAATAAAATAATATTAATATTTTGTTACAACTTATCCTAAGAATTGACATATTTATACTTTTATTTTATAATATACATATTAGTTTAAATAAAGAGGAGTTTAATATGAAAAAAATAATATTTTTATTTGTATTATTTACCTATTTAATTACATTATTAGGATGCGGTAGTTCTAAAAGTACCGCTACAAACTATGTTTTTGAAACCGAAGGTACGATGCAAGAAGAATCAATAATAAACGGTGATAATGAAATTTCAAGCAAATCAATTACTTTAATGCAGAATTTTAAAAGTTTGGGTTATTTTGATGATGTAATAGTTAACTACTTCGAAGATACTAACACTTTTGCGATTATAGCAATTTTTTCAAATGCCAACTCTTTTGATATAGACTATAAAGCCGGAAATTGGAATGAAACGATAGATAAATACAAAAAAATGATTCTAACTTCTATTTCTGTATCTGAAAAAACTCAGCTTAAATCAAATTACATAATATCTTTTGCAATTGGTAATAATGAAATGAGTATACCGTCTCTTGTGTTCAATTCTGATAATTTAGTATATGATTATTATGCAAGTACATCAGAGCAAAAATGCTTATTTATGTTAAAAAATTATTTTTGGCAAAAACCTATAGACAATATGAAAAACACTGAAATCGAATTCGATTTTGATACAAATACATATACAATTTCATTATGGGAAAATGATTTTAATGAACAAACGATTGATGTTTTAATGATGGAAAATGTTTCTGACTCTACAAAAAAATTATCATCTAAATTGTTAAAATTAATTGAATACTATAACGATTCAGCATCAATAAAATTAAAAATATTAGACGGAAAAAACAAAGATATGAATCTATTAGTGGTAAAGGACGGAGCAGTCACTTTTAGTTATTTAACAAATAATGACATATCTTTTGAATCAGGTACATATTTAGTGGGGGAAGATATTCCAGCTGGAGAATATGCTTTAATGTGCAATCATAATCATGTTGGACAATTTTCTGTAAATTCTGACAGTAATGGCGATAATGATATTTATCATGCAGCTTTCTTTGGTAATTCATTTATTACGATTGAAGATGGTCAATATATAACTATAGAAAATGTGACTGCAATTCCGGCTGAAAATGCAAAAATTGATATAACTGGTCAGGGAATGTTACGTGTAGGAATTGACATACCAGCAGGCGAATATAAACTTGAAAAAATAAATGATAGTGAATATTTTAATAATAAGGCTTTCTTTAAAGTTTATTCAGATGATATTGCAACTTCAATGCAAATTACTATAAATGATGAATTTGAAGAGGGTAATGCTTATGTTACGGTTAATGACGGAGAATATCTTCAACTTGATCGTTGCAAAATTGTAAATTAACTCAAAAGTCCGAACACACAATTATTTTGTATGTTCGGACTTTTCCTTATTCCAATTCCAACTGCCCCTCAAGAGGTGCGTTTTTAATAATCTTAAGCTTTTCAGCCGTTATTTCCCTTATTGTTTTCGTGGACAGGTTATATTCAAGAGCAAGCTCTCTATAGTTATATCCGTTAAATCTACCGCAAATTTCGGCATTTCTACTGATTTTCATAAGCGTATCCGCTTTGCAGACGTAAATCTGTCCTCCGCCAAAATATCTTACAAGCTTTTTATACGATTCAATTCCTATCAGTTCTGCAATCTCACGCTGTTCTCCGTCAAGCTGCTCTAAAGCAATTCTGTCAATGCTCATTATTAATACCGGCTTTCTTTTCGGCAGAAGAAACATACTTTTTCAAGGTATCAATTAACTTAATGCCTTGCTTAACCGTAACCATTCTAAAAGGATTATCACAATATGGATTGATATCCATAGCTATAATTTTCTTTACTGCACCTCTCATGCGTTCGCCGTATGGAGCATTTGAGGGACTTAATTTCTGAAGTCTGAATATTAAATACTTTACATAATTTTGCTGTTCTGCTGTCATTTTTCCAGGAGGTATGTCGGCGGCATGTACTTTTCTTTCCATATTAGCGAGTTCCGACTGAACTCTTGCAGCTTCATAGTTTGTAAGTCCTTTAATAGATTCTTTTCCTGTTATACTGTAAACCAGCTGATGAAGATTATCTTCACGATTATTCTGATTTATGCCGAGTTTTGAACCCAGTGCATATATAGCACGTATCTGAGGTGCAGTTGCCATAAAATATTACTCCTTCCTTTTTAAACGATAATCCTTATTTATATCTTTAGGAATATTGATCTTCATTGCCATTTCAGTGATCCGACCGCCTATTGCCGGATTTATTTTATATATCTCATCAATCATACGTTCAGATGAAATAATAGTGCATAACGAATTGCGATCACGATAATCCAGTATTTGAAAAGCTAAACGTATGTCAGCTTCAGTTGCGTTTGTTTTAAACAAATCATCAATGTAAAGAACATCAACAGTCTGATATCCTAAAATCAATGTCTTATATTCCGGATCATTAACCTTTGCTTTAAGAACAGGGGAGTCATCTTCCCACAAAAGATACCTCACGGATTCTCCGAATTTTAGTAATTGCCCTGCAATCGCAGTACATATATGAGTTTTTCCGCAGCCATTCTGACCTCCAATGAAAAACCACTTGCCTTTATATGACTTTACGAATTTGACCGCTTCCGATTTTATATGCTGCTGAAAACTTTGATTTGCTTCAAAAGAAGAAAATGTCTTTTCTTTGATGCTTCCTGCTAGACCGGAATTCTTAAGACGTACCAGTGCTTCACGCTTTTTCATGCAGTCGCAAGCGACCATTGATTCATCACCATTTATAATTTTCATAAAATATCCACGATTCAAGCATTTCTTACAGTCATATCCGGTAAGATTACCGGAAAGACTATTGTAAGAATCAACCTTTTGTTTTAGATATTCATCATAAGTAAGTACCGAACGCTTGATTTGAGGTATTACTTTCGTTATCTGTTCCATCCTCATCTTCCCATCTTCGGTTATTTAAATATGTTGCTGGATACGGCATATATTGTCTATTTTCTTTTTTCCAATTATAATTATTTTTTTGCTTTTCAAGAGTACTTAAAATGGTATTAAAGAGCTTCTCGCTTGGATTAAGTTTCTTAAAAGCTTTTCTAGCCTTAATTTTATCTAACTTTCTGGGATATGTTTTCCAGAAAGCATCAAACATTTCATCAATGTCCATATACTGACCTACCTTGTTTATGAAGTATTTCCGTAGCTTCACTGCACTGTTTTTCATGAGAGTATTCAAAGCATATTTCACTGTCAGAAACTTGTTTATTATGCTTGCTGCAGTAAAGGTTATCTGTTCCGCATGAATGCAGGCAGTTACTGCAATTTTCAGTTATATTATTCATATTTATCAATCCTCGTTATCGTTTTCCACGTCTTCAATGATTTTAAAAAACTCACTGGCTTTTATCTCAATAAATCCTCGTGGGGTTTTGACCTTAGTGCTTCGGTTCATGCAGTCTATACTGCAATATAACTTTTCTCCTACATGAAACAATCTGGTTCTCGATGAATATGATGGATCAACAAAGAAAAATGAAACATGCGGCTTATGTACTTCCTTTATTCCCAATCCAGTCCACGCTCTGCCTATTTTACTTGTTTTCTTAAACGCTGCAAGTCCGTCATCACCGTCCTTCTTCAGTTGATTGCCATACTTTTCCCTATTCTCCTGATTATTGTCAATCCATAATGCTCCTCCGAAAACAGCATAATGTTCAGTATGTATATTATTTTCCTCAATAAATTTTTTGACCGCTTTTCTGCAAACTTCATCAGCTTCAAGATAGTCAAAATATTCTTTATAACAACTGCTTTGTTTTGTAATTTCAAAATACTGTTCCATAGCACCGATTCCTTCCTTTAATCATTTTTATCATTTGATTTCTCATCATACTCCTGCTTGGTGATGGGTCGAACATACTTTTTATCTACGCAGGCAGAATTAGCTGCAAATTCAATTTGACGTTCTATAAAGTCACTATTTAATTCATTTATAATAATGTTTTTGCACTCACAATAACCTATTTCCATATATCCGACTGATCCTTTACCACCCCATAAATCCGAATTGTGAACTTCGAAATACATATGAACTTCCACATTGATCAGCGGATCTACAGGGATTCCATTAACTTTAGTCATTATTTATTCCTTTCTCTGCATCTTCACGGGTACGAAATACAGTATTTTCATAATCACTCCAATCATTATTCCATACTGTAAAAGTAGTGTTATCCGAGAAAATAACCTGTATAAATTCTTTGTGAACCTTAATTCCGTCAATTTTCATTTGTTTTATTTCGTTTGGCAATACATAATGAATATATACTGTATCTCCAATTTTACAAGGCAACTCAACAATCAGGGATTTATCTTTATAGCAGTCATGTCCTTCTAGGTGTTCAAATTCTTCACCAAGCGCTTTATCTAACACGGTTTCCGGCACACCTGATTTTATTGCATATTTTTTGCATATTTCGCAATGATAACAATTCTTACACTTTGGCATTTTCAGCCCTCCTGTTTATACAAAAAATCTTCAAATTTACAGGTACATTCTGCACATAATTCTATATGCCAATCGCTATATGAATACCCGTCAGGATTACCGTTAAGTATTTTTCGCATAAAAATTTTTCTGAATCGTAACCCCTTTATCCGTGCTGTCCACCCACGATATTCTATATATTTTCCACACCTATCACAAACTCTAATAGTTTTAATCGCCATTTTTAGCCTCCCATTTCATGCCTATCTCCAACAGCAAAAGGATTTGGACGATATGATAATTCAAGTTTTAAAGCATCCACTCGCTTTTTCAATCGCTTGTTTTCCGCTTTCATTTTAGCTACTGGGCATTTGTCATTTTCGCATTTAATACCTTTGATATAATCCTCGCAAATTGCACATGGTTCATTTTTATTTGCCATTTTCAGTCCTCCACATACATGTTAAGATCATCATCAATAACTATAGGCTCATCACCAGTAAATGTGATTTTCATTTTTTTATCTTCGTCTGCCTCAACTATCATTACGCAATTTTTCAAAATTGCAACTGCCTTATCACCCGGCTCTAATTTTTGATTTTTATTTTTCTCAGCATATTTTTCACAAAATAAATTAAATGCTTCTATTGTATTAATCATTTTCTTCTCCTTTCAGTAATTCGGGATTGTCAAAAATATTACCTATTATTTCGCATTGATTACCATCAATGTTATTTCCAAAATCAACTGTAAATGTATCAAATTCTACAATAAACATTGCACCATCATTATCAAATTTTACAATTCCATATTCATCATCTGATATGTTAGGATTTTCAACTGTAACTATATCACCATCAAAAATCTTAACGTTGTTCTTATCGTTCAGACCTGTATATTGTCCTACTGTTTCGGGGATAACACAAAATAAATTTCCATAGCCATCCGTTATGTAAGTTGTTTCTCTGACCGCCGAACGTGAAAGCCAATATGATCCTTCAAACCATTCACTACTATCAACACGCTTACCCCTGAACAATATTTCTCTATTCATCTTTCAAGACCTCATTTCATATCCGGCAAAATTTGAACACCAGTAACATAATAAATAAATGTCTTTCCGTCATCGGTAACATGATAATAATCTTCACTGCTTTTTTTCATAAAACCGATTTCAACCAGTTTATCAAGCTCTGATTTGTCTCTTTCTCCAGCATTATAATAATTGCGGTATGGCTCATACTTGCGATGTTTTGTACCTTTTACTTTTCGGTCGTCAAACCCAATTGCATGTTTCATCATGTCAATCTGATTATATGTAACATCTTGATATTTGTTATAGTCAACCATCTTTTAAAACCTCCTCAATTTTATTGGCATACCGCCATTTACATTCATGATTCATTTTACATCCACCGTCTGAATAACTCTTGCAAAATTTGCAATTTTCAGGTTCGCTAATGTCATCATGCTTATAATATTCTGAATCGCATGCATTAAATAGTCCCTTGGCATCTTTTGCGGTCAATCTGAGCAATTCTTTCAAAATAGCGTTTTGTTTTTGTAATTTTACTATTTGTTCCAGTGTTAATCCTGTGTCTTCATATTCATACAATCGTTCTTCTTTGTGTTTATCGTCTTCATATGGATTGAATAAATTTAAAATATATCTAATTATTTTTTTAATCATTTTTATTCACCAATGTTAATATTCTTCCAGCAACAACGTAAATAAATTTAGTTCATTGTTTTCGATCCATGTGACCGCAAGAAAATTGCTGTCATATGCACTATTGCTATATCCGCTTACATTTTCAATTTTAAAATCAACCTTTTCAACCGTTAAATATTCTTCGATTTCTTCTTCCATATAAAATTCATTTTCTTTATCATCATAACGAAAACTGTTATAACATTCATCGGTTTCATTGTAATATTTGTTTACTATTTTATCAATTTTTTCTCTAATCATTTTATTCCTCCATTTTCGCTCCGCAGTTGGGGCAATAAACAAACATATCCATACTACCTCCATAAATTTGTATCCCACAAATGGAGCATTCATTTCCCTCAATTTGTTTTCCACAATCTATAAAACATTGTTTCCACTCACCGTGTTTTATAGGCTCAGCTTCAATAGTAGGCATCTCGTCGATGATCATTTCCATAACCGTTATAGCCACGTCAATCGCTTTAATATCATAAGCAAACATAGAATCAGGCTCATCATTTTTAGCAAAACCTTCACGGTCACGCTTTAAGTCATTTAATTGTTCTATGGCTTCTTTAACCGTCATTTTTATCTCATTCATGGCGTCCTCCTATAATTTCAATTTCCGTCCTTGGATTATCCTTATCGTACTTTCCAGACAGTATCAGATTAATATTATTAAAACTGTCATCAGCAATAATTCCGGCTTTGACCAATCCGTCAAGAATAAACTTACCGCTGTAATTATCAGGATCATGTCTTATTTTAGTACGAAAATAATACGTAATCTTTACTGTTGCTTTGTCAAACGTTTTTTCGGGTTTTGGTCTGCATTTTAAATTAATCAGTTGCGCCCAATGTTTCTTTTTTTCCTGATACTCCCATTTATTCGTCCTGCCTATAAATTTATTATTACTAGGCGGTATCTCGTCAATTATGTATTTCACTGCCTCACCTTAACCTATAATTTTTATTATCGTCTTTCTGGATTTGAATAGTAAACCCTGCTGATTTTTCTGCAATTCGTCCAGCCAGTGCAGAATCGTATTTGTTTATATCCGATATCAGCAGTTCAGACGAAATAATTGTTTTTTTGTTGGCGTTATATCTGCTGTTAATGATTTCAAATGCAAAATTCAATTCATCACTGAACTTACTGTTATTTGAATTGGATTTCAGAAAATCGTCAATATACAGAATATCAGTATCGCAAATGGATTTAAATTTATTTTTATATTCTGTTTCATCAAATTGATTACTTTGTAACTCGTGAAACAAATTGCGCCAAACTTTATACCTTACTGACCTGCCGCATGAAATAAACCTAGTACATATAGCAGTGCATATATGGGTCTTGCCGCTTCCGGACTGTCCTGCTGCATAAAACCATGAATCGCCTGAATTTTGCGTAAATAACAACGCCTTTTTCTTGATTTCCGATTGCCATGGTTTTGACGTCTCATACGCATTGAACGTATATTTTTTTATCAGATTTCCCAATCCGCTCAGTTCAAGATTTTTTATGCTTTTTCGCTTTGACATACATTTACACTCAACTCTGATCTCATTTAAATCCGTATCAAGCTCTGCAATGTAACCCTTATTTTTGCAGATATCGCAGTTTATGTAAGGCAAATCACCCTCAGTTTCGTTATACCATTTGCAGCGCTTACGGACAAAATCTTCATAGCTTAATTTGTTTCCGTCAGAGAAGTCCTTCGTATAGTCTGCTATTGTGTTCATGGGATTCCTCCTCACCTGTATTTAAATCATCCTCCCAACGTTTACCATTAAGCCATGTTGTAGGATATGGAATAAACTGTCCGTTATCCTTTTGCCACTGAGAAGATTGTTTTTGCTTCTCCAAAGCAGAAAGGATTTCCCTGACTAAATCGTCGTTTGGTTTAAGTTTTTTCCATGCCTTTAACGCATTAGACTTTGAAACCTTCTTCGGATACGCTTTCCAAAAATCATCAAACGATTTACTGAAAGAGTCTGTTTCAGGTTTTTTCTTCGGCTTATCCCCCTTGGGGGATATAGGGGGTATATTTATTACATTATCATTTACATTTACATTAACATTATCATTTACATTAACAGCTTGATTTGCTTGGGTTTGCTTAACCAAAGAAGCATTTGCTTGATTTGCTTGGGTTTGCTTGCCGCCTTTTCTTCCGGCTTCGGAACGTTTTTCACGAGTTTTATTCCATTTTTCCAAATCCAAGTCAATCCTGCTTTTTATAAAGCTGAATGCCATTTTTACCATACCATCATCAAATTCTGGTATAATTTTTTTCTCTGCATACATAAATATTGCCTTGATAAGTTTACCTGCTTGTTCATCTGATAACTCATTAAATTGTTCCATGTAACTGCTGTATAGTATAAAACTTCTTTTTTCTTCCAACTTTTCACCCCCTCACTAATGGGCAGATTCACTGCTGATTTTGCATTAAAATATGCAATTAACTTTATTTTGTAATCAAATTGTAACTTTTAAAACGGCGGATCATCACCGGCAATTACCTCCTCAAAGTCGGCTAGATCTCCGAGTGGAACGTCTTCTACCGGATTTGATACCTGTGTGGTTTGCGGTGTATTTGCATTTTACCCTTTGAAAAATATTTGCTTATAAATTCAGCAGTCTTTCTCCATGCAGTAATACTAATAAAATCCTTTTATAGGTTTTATACCAAATGATAATTCATTTTGGTTTTCGTCTGCATTAATCATGTTGGTATTTAATAGCTCGGCAAATTTCCCTACATTAACAAATATTTTGCGCCCTGATTTTATCGCAATTACTTTGCCGCTTTTGACTAACTGTCTAACAAAATATTCCGGCAAATTAAAAATTTCTGCCGTTTCCTTGATTTGTCGCCATATCCGGCACTTCGTCAATTTTCATGTTTATCAACTCCTTTCTTGATTTCGTCTACAATATCTTCTTTAATTGAATCAAGTTGCCAATAAATCAAAAACGTTGCAGTCATTAAATGTAACGTATCTGAATCATTTGTTATAAACGCTCTCACAGCTAATACGCCTGACACTATCCAAATAGCCGTTTTTTCTAACGCTTTAATAATATCATCTCCTTTATGCGACTTGGTTTCGTTGCAATTAGATTCAAATAGGTAACCTCGGCAATATCGAACGTTTCTTTGTCGATTTTATATCGCAATGAACGATATAAAACCCTCCATTTTTATTTTTTGATTACGATTTCTCGTAATCTATGTTTTTATTTTATCACGATAATTGCACAATTTTTACTTAATATTGCTGTTCAATTAGACTAAATTACGAAAATTCATATTTTATTGTTGCATTTCTTTTTTTTGCATGCTATAATTAACAAGAGGTGATAATATGGCTATTGGAAAAATACTTTCCGATGTATTAAAAGAAAGGAATACAACAGTTACTGATCTAGCACGAAATATAAATGTTGCACCCACAACAATTTATAGTATCATAGAAAGAGATAATATGAAAATTGATATCTCGGTTTTAATTAAGATTTGCAAATCCTTAGATGTTAATATAGAAATGTTTTATAAAGATTATTTAGATAATAATGATTCAGATAAAACAGAAAGTGAAATAATGTTTAAGTATGACCAGCTCAATGATGATGGCAAGGCTAAACTTAACGAACGCCTTGATGAACTTCTTGAATTACCAAAATACAGGAAATAAAATTTAAATAACCGTATTTTGTTAATTTTTGTCACATTTTAACAAAATAGTGCTAGATATTTCTTGTATTACACTAATTGCTAAATATTACCATATATGATACAATTTTAATAAATAAATTATTTTAGGAGTGTTATATATGAAGGTAAAAAAATTATTAACAGCGCTATTGGCAGCTAGTTGTTTAACCTCAGCTTTTACAATGAGCGTTACACCTGTCAATGCATTGTCACCAAAAACTATTATATCAGTAGTAGATGTTCCTGAATTTAGTGACGAACCGTATGTAGAGATTAATGGTAACAAGCCTTATTTTACTGATTCTGATATAACTACTGATACGTTTGAAATTTACAGTGAACTTGATTCGTTGGGAAGATGTGGCATAGCCTATGCTAATGTTTGTACCGATATTATGCCAACTGAACCAAGAGGGGAAATTGGTTCAATAAAGCCGTCAGGCTGGCATAGCGTAAAATATGACTGCGTTGATGGTAAATACTTATATAATCGTTGTCATTTAATAGGCTATCAACTTGCCGGAGAAAATGCAAATGAAAAAAACTTGATTACCGGAACAAGATATCTTAATATTGATGGTATGCTTCCTTTTGAAAATGCAGTAGATGATTATGTAGATGAAACAGATAATCATGTTTTGTATCGTGTTACTCCTGATTTTGAGGACAATAATCTTGTTGCAGACGGTGTACAGATAGAAGCATATTCTGTAGAAGATAACGGAGAAGGTATCTGCTATAATGTATATTGTTATAATGCACAGCCTGGTATTGAAATAGACTATAAAACGGGTTCAAGTTCTTTGGCAAGTTCGACTGTATCTGCAACAGGTGTAAAAGGTGATGCTAATGGTGACGGATATCTTCGTGCAAGTGATGCCGCATTTATTGCCAAAAAATTAGCTGAAGCAGCAATTAGCGGTAATTCAGTAACTATTGCAAAATATCCTAATGCCGATTATAACAATGATGGTAAAATAACGGCGGCAGATTCCGCTGCAATTGCAAAATACCTTGCCTCAAAAAACGTTCCAGTCGTTACGACAACTAAGAAAACAACAACTCCTACTACTAAAACAACAGTTAAAACTACTAAAAAAACGACGACTACAACGGTAAAAAGTGTTCCCTCAGTTGTTTATATAACAAAAACGGGCAAGCGCTATCATTATAACAGTAAATGTAATGGTGGTACATATTACGAATGTTCTTATGCTGACGCCATAAAAAAAGGTCTTACACCTTGTAACAAATGTGTTAAATAAATTTTCTTCCCCTCGTCAGAGGGGAATTTTATTAGATAAAATGCAAATCATAACAACACGACCTTTCGTATTTTTTGTCGAATACGGATTACAGTTATTATTATACTCGGCATTTTTTCAATTGCAATAGTTTTGGCACGGAACTAAAAAATTGCGTCTCGGTAAATTTTGGGCACAAAAAAATACAGTTTTATTTGTGCAAAATAAACAATAAAATTTACATTTATACCCAATAAAAAATAACGCCCTGCAAATATACAGAGCGTTATTAGTTGTAGTTCCAATCAAAAGGATATTGATTGACTATATAATCATATCACTTTTGAAATATTATGTCAAGGAGTGATTTTATGGGACGTCCAAAGAAAGAGAAACCTAACCATGCAACTGGAATGTATGAAGTAAAGGTTACTGTCGGTCATACGTTTGACGGTAAGCCAGTACGTAAAAGTTTTTACAGTTCTGTGAGTAAAGAAGCCGCCAAAGCAAAAGCTGAACAATATAAAATCGATCAGGCTGTTGCAGAACAAACGGGAGAAACTTTTGTGGGAAAAGAAGAATGTTTTGATACATGGGCTATAAAGTGGCTTGAAACTTATAAGCATGGTATTGTTAAAGATCACACACATATAATTTTACTTATAAATCTAATATTGGACCATAGTCAATAA